GTTATTCGGACCTTGGTTTTTGTGTTGATATCGCTCCCGGCATAGGTTGCAGATCGGCGCTAGAATGTATGCGGGCCGGCGAGGTGAGACTCCCGACCCGTGACCACCCTGCTGTAACAGGCTAATGACTAAAAGCTTACTGAATTGAATCACGCCTGAGAATCTGCTGGCAATCAAGGATTTAGTTGCCTATGACCCGACATCCCCTAACGGGCTTAAGTGGCTTGTAAAACGCAAGGGAAGGAGTCCAAGTGGGGTTGGCCAAACCTTTTGGATTGGTTATTCCCATTATCAAGCGTCTTGGATTGTAATGATCTTAAATGGCAAGTGGCCAACCGATGGCGACTCCGTAGTTGTAAGGATTAACAAAGAGGGCCCGTGGGGTGATGTCAATAATCTCATGTGGGCTCCAATGGGACATCAAACGGTTGTAGGTAAAATTCATAAACGCGACAAACATCTGCAAAGCGTTTTTGGAAACTCGATTCCTTCTTTAGGCGATAATTTTAGGCTTTCGACCATGTGCAAACGTGGTCACAAGTGGAATGATTACCCTGTTACCCTTTACGCTAAGAAAGGAAATGAATGGAGGTGTGAGCAATGTATAAGAATAAACAAACCACTCAAGCGTGACCCCGATGCTCCTAGGCTTACAGTTCAAGAGCGTAGGCGCGCCTACAAAGCAGCATACAGGCAGGCTCTAGCGAGTAGAGGCCTGACTGCTAAAGGCACTGAGCGTATTAACGCTTACCCAGGTTCAGAGCAAAGCGCGTTGAACAAAGCTCTTCGCACTGGAGGCAACCTGCCCACGGTAGCCCGCCTTGTGATCCAGCAACAGCGCCAATACTGGGACGAAAACCCTAGGGCAAAAGCAAGGCATGACCGCAAATGGAAGCAACTGAGCTGGTGGCTTCGTTACGCGATCACCCCAGACCTTCGCCTTTACCATCGAGAAAAATCAAAACGCCGCAAGGCTCAAGATCGGGGCCAGACGCCTATGCAAGTTCCTGTTTCTGCCTTGCACCAAAGGTTTAACGAGTTCAATAACTGCTGCGCATATTGCGGCACTGATGGCGATATGCAAATTGAGCACGTTGTTCCTATTAGCAAAAACGGAGCGCATGATATTGGGAATATAGTGCCAGCATGTATGTCATGCAACTTTTCAAAGCGCTCTAAAGACATGGAGGGCTGGTACAAAAATCAACCTTTTTTTCAATGAGCTTCGATTAAGGAAAATTCAGAGCGTGCTTACCCCCCCTGCGGTGTCCAGCTTGACCTTGCCATAGCCTAAAAGCCACAACCTTCTAAACTGCAACCCGGTTGCAACCGCTGCTAATCTGGTTGCAATGGCGACCCCACTCAATAGCACCAAGGGCGCGGCCCTGATTGATGCGGCGATAGCTCCAGAAAGGGGCTGCAGTCGGCAGAACCTGGAGAAGCTGTGCGAGAAAGGAGGGTTGCTGGGCAGTCCCTGCATCCTCAGGGCCAAGCCGTTGCTGGTGGATGCCGACATCCTCCTTGACGAGTACCTGGCCAGGGTGGCGCCGTTCCAGGTCGAGGCTGTGCAGCCGGCGGCCAAGCGCAAGCCGGCAAGCCAGGCGCCCCTCAAGCTCTCGCGCCCACCTTCCCCAGCCCTCGGCGACGACGACCTATGCGCCCAGCCCGATGCCGATGACGAGGCAGTCCCAAATTTCCACGATGAACGAGCGCTGCACGAACGGGAGAAACGGCTGATTGCCAGGATGGAGAGAAAGAAGGAAGCCAATAAGCTGCTCCCCCGCGAGGAGGTTTTTCCGGCTTGGGATGCAGCGGTCAACATCACCCGGACCACGATGTTGGGAGTAGCCAGCAAGCTCAAGCAGCAAATTCCGCACTTGACCCCCGACGAGGTGGCGGTCGCGCAGGATCTGATTCGAGAGGCTCTGGAGTCCCTGGCCTCTGGCGACCTGAGGGAGCGCTACCCAGAGGTTGAGCCGTGACCCTGCCGGCGGTGCAGGAGCTGACGCGGCGCATCCTTGGCGGCTTCAAGCCACCCCCAAAGCTCCGGCTGTCGCAATATGCGGACCAGCCAGCCACGGTTGATGGCGGCGCGGTGATGACCGGCAACGCGGCAGAGAAGGGGCAATGGAGGACGCTGCCATACCAGCGGCCGATCCTGGACGCGTTCACCGATCCCAATGTGGAGACGGTGGTTTGCCTGAAGTCCGCCCGCGTTGGCTGGACAAAAATGCTGGGCGTGGTTGTTCAGTATTACTCGCACCATGATCCATGCCCGATCATGATTGTGCAGCCAGTTAAAGAAGATGCAGAAGGATATTCAAAGGAAGAAATCAAGCCATTATTTGAAGACACCCCAGCATTGCAAGGGCTGATAACAGAAGCCAAAGCACGCAATACAACAAGTAACACAATACTCCTGAAACAGCTTAGCAATGGTGGGCTAGTTGACATAGTAAACGCTGCGAGCGGTCGGGCCTTTAGAAGGAAATCCAGAAAAGTTGTGCTGATGGATGAGCGCGATGCTTATCGCCAAATCCCAGAAGGCAATGTTGACAAACTTGCCCGCAACCGTGCTGATTACTACTGGGATCGCAAAATCGGTGTAGGTAGCACACCAATTTTTAAGGATGGCCCCACCGAGACCCTGTACCTCAAATCTGACCAAAGAAAATTCTTTGTTCCCTGCCCGTTTTGTGATCATTATCAGGTTTTAAGATGGGATCAAATGATAAAAGAGGGCGAATATACCGCCCACTACGAATGCGAAAATTGCAAAAAGCCAATCCCGCATAGCAAAAAGCGCTGGATGGTGGAGCGCTGCGAGGATCGGCCTACCGCTGTTTCCCAGGTTCCGGGCCTGGTTGGCTTTCATGTGTGGGCGGGCTACAGCTACAGCCCTGCAGCGGACTGGGCAATCCTGGTCAGGGAATATCAGGAGGCCCTGGAGGCGCTGCGCAAAGGCGACCCAGAGCCAATGCAGACCTTTAAAAACACGGTGCTGGGCGAAGGCTGGGAGGACTCGCTGGCCGGCAAGGTTTCCGCCGACAACCTGGCATTGCGGCGGCAGTCTGAGGCGTTGGGCAATGGCTACGAGATCAAGGAATATGGCAATGGCATGGGCCCGGTGCCCAATGGCGTGCTGCTGATCACCGCTGGAGTCGATAGCCAGGGCGGCGGGGGCACGGCAAACGAGCGGTTGGTGGCCACCGTTTGGGGATGGGGAAGGGGTGAGGAGGCCTGGCATCTGGGCCACTGGGAGATTGACGGGGATCCGCAGGACGAAAACACCCTGGCGCAGCTAGACGCGATTGCTGATACCAAGTGGGTCCGAGAGGATGGCTGCGTGCTTAAGCTCGCCCGGGGCGGCATTGATGAGGGCGGCGATGCAACAAGCGCCCATGCCATCCGTGAATTCTGCTCAACCCGGAAGGATGTGTGGGTGCCGGTGCGCGGGGCCCCGCAAAAGGGTAAGCCTTTGTTAGGCAGGGGGACGCCAGTGAGTATCAACCGCAAAAACAAGCCGATCGTGAAAAACGGGGTCACCCTGTATTTTGTGGGCTACGACGAAAGCATTAAGCTCCTGCAGCGCCGCCTGGGAATCGAGACCCCAGGCTCTGGATACCTGCATTTTGGCCTGTGCTCACATGATCAGTTTCTGGCGGAGCTGTTCCCCTGGAAGCGGTTCCGCGAAACCAAGAAAGGTGAGACCAGATATTTTTGGGAGAAGCCGGCAAGTGCCAGGGATGAGGCCGGCGACTGCACCCGCTACGCCTATGCGGTGTTCCAATTGGTGGCCAGGCGCTACACCACGGGCACCATGTGGACCCAGCTGGAGCGGTCAGTGGGGGCCCTGCCAACATCCAAGCCGGCCCAGGCCTCCAGGCCTAGCGCCCCCAGGCCCGATAGCGCCAAGTCAGGTGGCTGGCTGGGCAAATCAGCCAGGGGTGCCCGCAAGGGTTGGCTGAGTCGGTAAGATGGGGCCATGGCCTATACCTCTGAGGATGTTGCTGCGGATCTTGCTGAGTTGCGCAGCAAGATCAATCAGGGCGTCTTAAAAGCTCGATTCTCTGACGGCAGGGAGATCACCTATCGATCCCTGGATGAAATGCGGCGGATCGAGCAGACCATGGCTGCTGAAGTGGCGCCAACTACTACCCGCCGCGTCCGCCGAACCTATTTCAGTATGAAGCGGGCAACCTGATGGGCAAAGGCAAGGCCAAGGCCAAAGCCCGCAAGGGCTCTAAGTCGGTAGAACGAGATATTGCCCGCCATGCAATGGCAGGCTTTGAGGCGGCCAGGGATACCCGCCGCACTGCTGGATGGTGGGGAACTGCAAGCGGCCCAAATGGCGACCTTCGCCAGGCCTGGCATTGGCTGGTAAAGCGGCACCAGGACCTGGCCGACAATGATGGGTATGCAAAAAGAGCCATTGGCGTGATCGTCAACAATTGGATTGGAGACGGCATTATGAGTAATCCAACAAATGGGACAAAAAGGTACAATAAATTATGGCAGCAATGGGCGGATGTTGTAGAGTCTGATTTTTATGAAACCCATAACTGGTACGGCAACCAAGCCCTAGGCAGCAGAACCACTGCGGTTCGTGGTGCTGTGCTGGTGCGTAAAAGGGTATTCCCTGAGATTCTTGATAAATACGGACTTGTGCCGCTACAGGTGCAAATGCTTGAACCTGATTGGCTAGATTTTAACAAGGACAACAGTAACGATATATTGTTTGGCCAGCAGTTTGATAGTTCAGGTAGGTTGCAAGGGTACTGGATCCGAGACAACCACCCTGGCGAATCCGTGCTTGGGACAAACGTAAGAGTGCAAAGCACCTTTGTGCCCAAGTCAGAGATCCGTTTACATTTTGACTGCCAACGAGCTGGTCAAAGAATGGGGCTTCCCTTTGGTACGGCAGCGATTCTGACCCTGCGCGACATGGGCGACATCAGGGCAGCTCAGCAAATGAAAGACAAGATTAGCGCTTGCTTTTTTGGCATTAGCCATGACTCTGATCCCACTGTAGACAAGCTGACTGACGAAGAAGGCAACCCAATACTTGGAATTGAATTTGACGAAATTGAACCTGGCGCAGTCCAGCACCTTCCCCCAGGTCGAGACTTCAAGGCATTTACCCCGCCAAGCTCCGGCGACTTTGTAAGCACCCATCGAGAGTACGCCCACTCGGTTGCAGCGGCCTACGAGATCACCTATGAGTCAATGACGGGGGATCTTTCCAACGTCAATTACAGCTCATTCCGTGGCGGCTGGCTGGAATTCAGCAGGCGAATTGCTTATCTGCGCGGCAAAGTTTCGATGCCTTCAATGCTGGCGCCCGTTTGCCGATGGCATGACGAGCTAGCCCGCATGTCTGGGCTGCTGAAAGGTCCCCCCGTTGCGTGGGCGCATACTCCGCCACGTCGGGAAATGATCGACCCGACAAAGGAAATCCCTGCACTTATTCATGCGGTTAGAGCAGGTTTTATGAGCCTGTCAGAAGTGCAACTATCTTTTGGCTATGTTCCCAAGGAAATTATAGAAGAATTAGCCAAGGATATGCAAAGCGCCAGGGATTCTGGGCTGATTCTCAGCACAGATGCCGGTCTGGTCAGCAATGCAGGCGTCACCCAGGCCCGCCCTGCAGGCTCCGCGTTCACATCCTCAGCGCCAGACCCCGGCGCTGAGGAGAGCGAAAGTGACGACGATCAACCGTCTGCCCCAGCCCTTTAACATGGCCCCACAGAGTGCCCCCCACAATGAGCAAAGGAGTAACAGTTAGAGCCGCCGCCACTGCCCCAATGCTGCGGCTTTACGGCGAAGTCGGTGTTGATGTGCTGGTTGACGACGTGGCCCGAGCGCTGGACGCTGCAGGCGGGCGCGATGTTGAGATCCACCTGTTTTCGCCTGGCGGCGCAGCGGCCGAGGGGATTGCAATTCATAACGTGCTGGCGGCTTACAAGGGGAAAAAGACCTATGTGATCGATGGCCTGTCTGCGTCTGCCGGCTCGATCGTGCCGATGGCCATCAGCAAGGCCAAGGGTGATCGTCGTCTGATGCCAAAGAACGCTCTGATGATGATCCACAACTGCTGGAGCGCGGCGGCCGGTGATGCCGATTCGATGGACGCGGCTGCGGCCATGCTGCGCGTGCATTCGCAGGTTTACTCCACCACCTACGCCGACGCATCGGGCCAGCCCGTTGAACAGGTCCTGGAGTGGATGGGCGCAGCGCAGGGAGGCGGCACTTGGTTTACTGCTGAAGCGGCCCTGGCGGCTGGCCTGATCGATGAAGTGATCGCCCCGGTAGATGTGCGTGCCAGCGTCCCAGTCCTGCCCGCCGGGCGCTTCCCTGACCTTCCCGGATGGGTGGCCAAGGCCCTGGCGTCAACGGTTAGAATAGAATCAGGAGATCATTCTGAACACTCCCGAGCTGAACCCATGCCCACGCACGATGAAGCCGGGAGCGCACCGGCCGCAGTTATCGAATCGCCCCCCGTGGTCGCTTCTGTTGAAGCTGCCCCTGCTGCCCCTGCCGTAGTGCAGGCTGCCGTCACCCCTGCCGCTTCAGTGGTTGCCGCTGATTCCGTGGCCCTCGCCAATGCAAAGCGCGAAAACGAAATCCGTCGCTGCGCTGCCGAGGCTAGCCTCGCGCCCGCTGCAGTTCAGGCGCTGGTTGACAGCGGCAAGCCGTTTGCTGATGTTGCCCTGGAGATCGTGAAGGCTCACGCCAAGCCCATCGAGGCCGCCGCCGCCAACGCCGGACACCCGGCGCGGATTCAGGTCACCCGCGATGCAGGCGACTCGCTGATGGTCGGCTTGCAGGATGCGATCTGGGCCAAGATCCGCCCCGAGGAAGCGCCTAGCGATGCTGCGCGGCCCTACGCCGGAATGCGGATGATGGAGATCACCCGCGTTTTTGCTGAAAGTCGAGGCATCAACACCGTTGGACGCTCGCCTCACCAGCTCATTGCCCTGGCTTTGCACACCAGCGACGACTTCCCGAACCTGCTGGGCAATGTCGCCAACAAGACCATGATGCAGGGGTGGGCCGAGGAAAACCATCGATGGGAAACCTTCTGTACCAGGCGGGACTTGGCGGACCTCAAGCCGACCAATGAGATGTTCATTGCCGGGAACCTTGAGCCGATTAAGGCAACAAATGGTGAGCCCGCCGACAAGACCAAGGCCGATGCCCGCATGGAGGGAGGCGAATACCAATTCGCCACTCTTCAAGACGGGAAGGTGTCATGGCAGCTGAGCAAGTACACGCGGGGCTTGCGAGTGGCTGAAGAGGTCTTCATCAATGACGACCTAAGCGGGCTGGCCCAGGTCCCTGAGATGTTTGGCCGAGGTGGTCGAAGGGCTCAGGCCAAGGCTATCTATGGCCTTATCACCAGCAACGCAGTCGTCGGGATTGACGGCTTGCCATTGTTCCATGCCAGCCACAACAACACCGGCACTGGCACCATCGGCAACACAGGATGGAATAATGCCGTCCTGAAAATGTTTACCCAATCAGACCCGGCTGGCAATCCCTTGGAGCTGGAGCCGGCCATGACCCTGGCCCCCGCTGCGCTGCGCGGAACCATGTCGCAGTTCTTGCGCCCGGTCAACTACATGGCCACTGCGCTTACCGGCAACGCAGGCCCTGCGGTGTCTGCCTATTCAGGCGTCATTGAGGATATCTACTCTGCTCGCCTGGATGCCAACAGCGCGGTCAAGTGGTACACAATGGCGCCTAAAACCGCAGTGGAGGGCATCACTTATGGATTCCTCCAAGGCGAAAGCGGCCCAACGCTGACCACCGAAACCAAGCGCAATCCTGATTGCGTGGACTTCCTGTTCCGCATGTATTTTGGTTGCACGATTAAGGACTATCGATTTATCTATCAATCTACTGGTGTTGATTGATCAATGCTTTCTCTTGACAACTTTAACCCATCCCATCCTTGAGGCAATCCAATGGCTAAGTTTTTCCCAATCCAAGATGGGGACACGATCCCCTTTCCCGCTCCATACGCGGTTGAATCAGGCGCTGGTGCGCTGATCGGCGCTGTGTTTGGCGTTTCACTGGCGAAATTGGCCAACGGCGAGGTTGGGCAGTTCGGCCTTGTGGGCGTAGCTCAGCTGCCCAAGGCCACTGGCGCCGCCGCCAACCTTGGCGCAAAGGCCTACTGGGACAACACCAACAAAAACGTAACCGCCAGCTCCAGCGGTAACACCCTAATCGGTGTATTTGTGCCAGCCACGCCAGCCCAGACCACTGCGTACGCCTCTGGCGACACCCTGGCCAACGTCCGCCTTAACGGCGCCTTCTGATGAGCTGGGCCCGCCTATCGGCCCATGCAGATCGGGCGGCCCTGGATTTCATGGGCGGCGTCAGCGTAATTGCTGGCGCCGTTTCTGGTCGTGGTTTTTTGGAAGAAAACGTTGAAATGGTTTTTGATAATGAAGCAATGGTTGTACCGTGGCTATTGAAATTTCGAACTACAGATTTTCCGGGCCTGGACTACGGCCAATCTATTGTTGCTGATGGGATTTCGTTCAAGGTTGAGCGCCGCCCCGAACCAGTCGCTGGTAGTGAACCCCGGGAGCTGAGCTGGTCCATGGTCAGGCTGGCGCGATCCGTGGCGGTGGTTATCCCCCTAATCTCCCGCCTCTTTCGCACCGGCTCCGGTCAGTTGCTGGTCGCCGGCTCCGGCCGCTCGCTGCAAACCCAGCCGTTCTAACCGAGAGCCATGACCCAAACACCGCTCACGATCTCTCAGCTACCAAGCCTGGACACCGTCCAAGGCACCGATCGCCTGGTGCTGGATCGCATTGGCGCGGCGGTAACGGCTGGCTCGTTTGTTGTTGGGCAAGCGTATCAAATTATCAGCGCAGGAAATACCTCTTTCACGGCCATTGGCGCAGAATCAAATGCAGTTGGCGCTTATTTTGTAGCCACTGGTGTAGGCACGGGGACTGGCACGGCAGGGCCCATCAATACAGGGGACGCTCCGGTGTCGGCGCTTGCGGCGCTGCTGGGTGGCGACCCTGCTGGAACGGCCGCTGCAGCTGTGGCTGCCCACGCGGCTGCTGCAGACTCTCACCCTGGATACACAACCCCGCAGGAGGCAGCGGCGGCGGCTCCGGTGCAGTCGGTTGCGCTGTCGGTGCCCAGTGGTTGGAGCGCCACCAGCAGCAACGCAGGTGGCAGCGTCACCCTCACCCTGGCTCTCCCAGTCGGCTACAGCGTGCCGAGCAACCTCAGGCAGGAGGACTGGGACACGGCATTCACGCAGCGCCGAACATGGGACGGCGGCAACGCTCACCTCAACGCTGCCACGGGCCGGGCCAGTCTGGAGTTAGGGACTGCGGCGCTGGAAACCAGCACAGCATTGCGCGATCGATCCAGCCATACCGGCACGCAGGCGCTCAACACAATCAGCGGCCTGGGAACCGGCGTACCCACGGCACTGACAACCAACGTTGGTACCGCTGGGTCCCTGGTGGTCCTGGGCGGCGCTGGTGGCACGCCATCGGCCTTGGGGTTGATCAACGCCACCGGCCTGCCGCTGAACACTGGCGTTACAGGGCTCCTGCCGGTAGCCCATGGTGGCACCGGTACGGCGACACCAGGACTGGTGCAAGGGGCCAACGTCACAATCAGCGGAAGCTGGCCAAACCAAACAATCAACGCTACCGCTAACGCCTATTCGTTTGCCGCATCCCAGCGAATCTTTGGCCGCAACTCTGCCGGCGCTGGCCCAGGCGAGGAGATCAGCCTATCCCAGCTGCTTGATTGGGGCAGCAGTGCTCAGGGAACGATTCTCTATCGAGGGTCGTCGGGCTGGGTGGCGCTGCCTCCTGGCACCCCGGGGCAGTTTTTGCGGACTGCTGGCGCAGCGGCAGACCCTGCGTGGGCGGCACCCAGCGGCGGCGGCGATGCGTTGACAGCAAGCCCGCTGAGCCAGTTTGCGGCCACCACTTCGGCGCAGTTGCGCGGGGTCATCAGCGACGAGACCGGCAGCGGCCTGCTCTTTTTCCAGAGCGGAGACTTGGGCACCCCCAGCGCTGGGGCCCTCACCAATTGCACCGGCTTGCCTGTGAGCACCGGCGTTACCGGTTTAGGAACTGGCATCGCTGCGGCGCTGGCAATCAATGCGGGGTCAGCCGGTGCTCCAGTGCTGTTCAACGGCGCGGGCGGCACCCCTTCCAGCCTCACGCTGGCCAACGCCACGGGGCTGCCGTTTGAGGCGGGTGTCAGTGGCAAGCCGACGACTTTGGCCGGCTATGGAATCACCGATGCCGTGGGATCCAGTGACCCCCGGCTGAGCGACGCCAGGACCCCAACGGCTCACAACCAGGCATGGTCAACGATCACCGCCACGCCCACAACCCTGGCGGGCTATGGAATCACCGATGGATTCACCGAGGGCCAGGTTCGAGCAACCCCCCTCACTGGCTACACACCTGCCGCCGGCACGGTTGCCGCGACTGACTCAATCCTCCAAGCCTTTCAGAAAATTGTAGGCAACATTGCCGCACGGGCCTTGGCTGGCCTGATTGGATCCAGCGGCTTGACCATGGCCACCAACCGCCTGGCGGGGCGGTTTGATGCTGGCGAGGGGGCGGTGCAAGAGGTCGCCGTTGGAACGCCGCTACAGCTATCGTCCGGCGCTCTGAGCCTGTCATCTATTGCCGATGGAATGATATTTAAGGTAACAAACAAAGGGGAAGCAGGAACTGCCGCTACCAATTACGACGAATTGCCGGTTGCTGTTACTAACGGAACCTTTACTATTTCGGGCATATATTTTGGGTGCCACATTGATTCTGTTGGCACTGGCACAGCAACTTTTAACGCTTACCGCCGAACAGCGGCAGGCGTTAAAACGTCGCTGCTGACGGCTAACGCCACGCTATCCGCTGGCGCCAGCCTCGTGGACGCAACCTCGCTGCTAACCGGAGCCACAGGGATCACCGCCGGCACTCGTGTTGGTTTTGATGTCCTTGGCTTTGGTGGCGCCACGGGGGTGTTTGTTGTCTTCCAATTCACTCGCACTCAAGTCTGATGACCGCTTCAAACATTGCTACCAATTTCGACACAGGAGTCCGTTATTACACCGATCCGCCACGAGAGGGCGTTAGTGTTGATCTGTTTGTTCCGCTGCGGGATGGCGCTATCACCAATGCATCCGGGGCGCTATGGCCAAACTTATTCGGCCTCCCCGAGGACCGTCCTGAGCTGGCTTGGTATCTGAAGACCGCCCCCCAGCCCCGCGAATATGACGACCGTACCCATTTTGAGGTCGCAACCTGGGGCCCGGTTCCTTATGCCAGCCCCAAGCCAGGTGGCCCATTGGGGACGTGGGAAGAGACGCTGGAGGTAAAGCCGCATTCGCAGGCTGTGCTGATTGATCAAGTCGAGGCTGCCTACTCTCAGGCAAACTCCCGCCTATACCCTGCCAACGGAGACCCCCTTATTCGCGAGCTGTTTGACGAAGCAGATGCCCGCGATAAAGACAATGAGGCGACAGAGCCAATGCAGGCGTTATTGGTTTATCGCCAAAAGATTAGAGACGCTGGCCTGGCCAACTTTCAGCGCAAGACCGCGCTGATCGCAGACATCAAGGCTGGCCGGGCATTTGACCTTTCCGCTGGCTGGGTCAATGAGGTTTCGTGAAGAATGGAGACGCGGGCCATGGGTGGGAGGTAGCCGGATGACCGTTGTCGCAGACCGGCGAAAACCCCCCAGTGGAAGTTTCGACGCCGACGCCCAGGCCTTTATCACAGCTCGCGAAGCGGCGGCCGGCGCTGCATTATCTGCAGCGGTCAAAACGCTTATCAACGATTATTTCGTGGGATTAAAAACAGAAGGAATTTATTCATTGCTTACATATCTGGCGATATTCCAGAGCGCCGTCAATCTAAGCACGGCGCTAGTTCCTGCAGTTGGCCCCGCTCCAACTAGCACTGGTTTCATTGCGTCTGACTTAAGCGCAAAAAACGGATTAACAGGCAGAGGTTCTACCGGCGGCGCTGCTACGACATTCTTGCTAACAGGTTTTAATGCTAATACGTTAAATCAAAACAGCAATTTTATGTACTTTAACGGTACAGGTTTTGCTACTACTGGTAATGCATTTAGCGTGGTAGGGGGGATTTTTGCGGGGGTCCCAACTCACCTATGGGATATAATTCCCGCAGGTGGAGGTTTGCGGTATTTTCGTACATACGGCACTGCATCGATTACGCGAAACACGGGTTTTACCTCTTCCGGGTCGCTGTCTATTGACCGATCTGCCAGCAACCTCGCGACGGCGTACCAGGATGGCGTAGACGTGGGCACCAGCACGGCCGCTTCCGCTGCGTTTCCCGCTAGTCCGATAGCGATTTTTGCCCGCCGGCAAATAAACAATGGCGCTACAGAGTTTCAATTTTTGGGCACGTTGGGGGTCGCCGCTTTTGGCGCGTCAATGACGGCTGCACAGCATCTGGCGCTGCACAACCTCACCCAGGCGTTGCGGTTGGGAATGATGGCTGCCATTCCGTAAGCTGCCAGGCATCAAGCCAGCTTGCATCGGCATGGCCTATAATCACGCCACAGCAACAACGGACTGAGCAATGCCGGAATTTGACCAAATTGTTCATGCAGGCTTGGCTATAAAGATAGCTGATGTTAAAGGCTTTGTCGATACATTATAATGAAGTTAATCCCTGACGATCTGCTCTCGATGACGCTGTGGCACCTGGCGTTATTTCTGCCTGCCTGGGGCGTGCTCACACTGGTGCCAGCCGTGCGGCGCTGGCTGCGGGCGAGGTTGGAACCGTGAGTGAGGACCAAAACCAAGGCACCCCACGCAACGCGGTCTCACTAAGCGATCTGGGCGGATTGTTTAACATGCTCGACCGGGCATGCGGTGAATTGTCTGGCGTTAAAAATCAGCTCCAAAGCTTTACTGCTATACCAGTACATTTGCAAAATTTATGCGATGGCCAAAAGCGCATGGAGCAAGCAATATCTGATCTTAAAGCAGACCATAAAGATGCAGTTCGTGACATGAGTGCGCATAAAGAAGACATCATAAAGCTTCAAGGCACTGTCGATACTTTAGCCAAAGAAGCAGGACAATTAGAGAAATCTGTTGAAAAACTGCAGACTGATATGAATGGCATTGTTGTCAAAATTGCCGCAGTTGCAGGCGGTGTAAGTATGGCGATCTGGTTGGTGACGCAGGGCATCGCGGTGTATGACAAGCTGCCCCATGGCTCAGGCAAGGTGGGATCTATCATGCCCCCAGTACTGACGAGGGGGAGGGGATGAATACACGCGAGCTGATCACCGTCACCATCGCGCTATGCCTTGGGCTGGCCGCTGTTGGTGGGTTTGCTGGCGCGGCTCATACCTGCAAGGTTCAGCCAGGAAACTGCCTGGAGGGCTGGAAGGTTGCCGGCGAGGGAGCACTGGCAGCAGCTCTTACTGGCGGGACCCTGCTGGCTCAGATTGACAGCCGCAAGGGCAAGTCGCCTGAAGACTTGCCGCCGCTGCCGCAGGACCGGCAAGGGGAGCCATGACCCTCCCCATCAGCGCCCAGATCATGGACGCCCTGGCGGGCCTGTTGAAAGGCACGGCCGCCGCCGAGGACCGGAGCGATATTGCCGGCGTCGGGGCCTTGTTTCTTGACGCAGCCAGGGTTGCATCTGAGCCCGATGGCGTGGTGATCAAGCTGGATCAGGAAGGGGAAGCCCTCGATAGGGTCTTGAGCGCTTGCCAAGTGGTCTCAACCCTTCCGGTCGTCATCACCATCACCAAGTCCCGAAAGCCAGGGGAGCCCCCAAATTGGCGAATCCTGGGCCCGTTCTGCGCAGCGGTCCATGCACGCATCATGGCCGGGAGGCGAGACCTGGGGGGGCTGTGCATCGACATCGAATCCCGTGGCCGGATCCATGAGCCCAACCTGCAAGCATGTGAAGTCAGAATGATTTACAATGTCACTTATTACACGGCCATCTCCAACATCACATTGCATGAAGAAGGCAACGCCTGAAGAGCCCCCTACGCCGCCGCTGCCTTCTGGCCCTGGCGCCTATCTGCTCACCAACAATGAGTGGATCCTCGAATCCGTAACCCAACCCCCCGAAGCCAATGGCCCGCAACATCTCTCAGTTCCTGATGGCAGCGCTGGAGACGACCTATGGAACGTCAGCAGCCCCGACGGGGGTGAACGCGATCCGGGTCAGGGACCCGAAGCTGACAGCCCTTGACGCCACTGCACTGGAGCGCCCCAGCTTAGACGGGCAGTTCGGCACCGCCTTGTCGGATGTGATGGCCGAGCTGAAAAACGGCGTTGCCTTTGACATTGAAGCTGTCGGCTCTGGCACCGCTGGCACGCCCCCTGCCTACGGCATCTTCCTGCGTGCTGCGGGGATGAGCCTGGCAACGGTTGCCACCACCAGCAACACCTATTCATTTGTGACAGGCGGAGCCGACTCCCTGACTTTCTACCACGACTGGGACGGCAACAAGCACCTAGGGATAGGTGCTCGAACCAGGAGCTGGGAGCTCAAGATGCAAGCTGGACAGGTGCCGCTGTTCTCGTTTGATGTTCCTGGCATTTACGTGCCTCCAGTAGATGCAACATCCTTGACACCGACTTATAGCGCTATGGCCGCGCCTGTAGCCTGTAATTCTGTCAATACACCAACGTTTAACCTTCATGGTTATAGCTGTTGCATTATTGATTTTTCGTTGAAATGTGATAACACTGTGGAATTTTACGATCGAATGGGTTGCGCTCCTAATTTTCAGATTGTAGATCGCGTAATCACCGGATCTCTTAAGCTGCAAAGGCCGGATTCGCTAACCAGTAAGGATTTTTACGCGATAGCAGTAGCCTCTACCAATGGTGCGCTTAACTTCACCCATGGCACGGTGCCGGGCAATCGCTTGGTTGTTAATCACCCCAAGGTTCAGCTAGGCGCCCCAACGCCTGACGATGATGCTGGCATCGCAGCGCTAACCATTCCGTTTACGGTGCGACGTACTGAAGGCCTCAGCGACTCTGGCACGCTGGCTTTTACTTGATCAGCTCAAACCCCAGCCCAATCCTTTACCCCTGATTTCCCACATGGCTTTCAATATTGACCAGGTTGGCAGCACCTTCAGCGGTGAAGTGAAGCTCAGCATTCCGATCGAAGGCGGGCGCGAAGAAGTGTCGTTTACGGCCATTTTTGAGCGGGGCCAGCAAACCGAGATTGAGGAGATGCGAGAGGGGTTCCGTGCCTATGCCGCAGTCATTCAGGCCATTGCCAATGGCACGCAGCCCCCTGCCGCGGCCGACGGACTGGAGCGGCTGAGCCTGGTCCCGATCGCCCAGAAAGTGCTGGTTGGCTGGGGCGATGACATGCAGGGAGGCGACGACAACGAGCCGATGAAATTTACGGCCGAATCGAAAACGCGGGTGATCGAATTCCCTGGAATGGCCGACGCCATTGTTTCGGTGTGGAACAAGCTCACGGATCCTGAAGCGGGAAAAAAGCCAATCTCCAAGCCATCGCGAGGGAATGGCATCGGCAAATGACCACTGCCGGCCCCGTCGAAACCCAGTCGCAAGAAAACGCTCGCCTGGCTGGAGAGGCAAAGCGGCTGGGGATTGTCGGCTTTGTGCCTGAGGATCGCCCCGAACCTGCTGAGCCCATCTGCTGGATATGGCCCGAGAACCTGGATGCGTTCGAGTGGTGGTGCCGGGTCTGGACGCAATGGAACTGGGCCACCAACTACACCCCTGAGGGGCATCCGTACCGGGTTCGCACGGGCCTCAACTACTCGGCGGTGATCGACCTGGCAAGCCTTCGCCGCGGCCGTGGCGCGGTGGCTGTGCTGATGGACGAGCTAGGGGTGATCGAGCAGGAGCTTCTGTCACTGTTGAGGGGTGCCTAGATGGCGGTGAATTTTGATGCTGTTCTGAAGATCGGCGCCCAGGTCACGGGCATGGGGGCAGTTGCCCAGCTTGGCAGAGAAATCAACAAGGTGGCGGAGGCGACCCGTGGAGGATTTACCGCCACAATCAACAGCGCCTCCTGGCAGGCTGCTGCAGCTGGCGCGACTGCCGTTGGCGTTGCCCTTGCGACCAGCACCAAAGCAGCCATTGATTTTGAGACCAGCGTCTCCCAGGTGCGCAAGGTCATGGATGGCCTGGAGACGCCCCGAGCGATTCAGGAGATGTCGGATGAGATCATTGATCTATCTAAGCAATTCCCGATCGCGGCGAAGGGCTTTGCGGAGATCTACGCAGCGGCCGGCGCGTCGGGTATCGCCAGGGGTGAGGTGCGGCAGTTTGCCGAAGATGTTGCAAAGATCAGCATTGCTTTCAATATGACGGCAGACGAGGCCGGTTCGTCTATTGCAAAGATGCGAACGAGCATGAATCTAACCCAGCCAGAAGTAATGAAATTGGCTGATTCAATGAATGAACTTGATAAAGCTGGCGCCGCTAATGGCCAGCAGTTGATTAATTTTGCCTTGCGATCTGGCGCTGTTGGCCAGCAGGCAGGGTTGACGGCCGAGCAGGTTGCAGGCTTTGGCGCGGCAATGATCTCGGCCGGCGTTGAAACCGAGATCGCCGCCACCAGCTTCAACAACATGGTAAAAGCCCTCACGCGGGGGGATTCCATGACGGATCGCCAGATCAGAGCGCTGCAGACCCTGGGGATGGCGTCTGGCCAGGCCGCCACGGCCATCAGCACGGCCCAAGACGAGATGGCGCGATCGGCCGAGGATCGACGCTATGAAAACGCCCTGAACCGCCGCAAGGATGGCGCGATCAGGATTGCCGAGACGGAGACAAACGGCGTTTTGCGGGAAGCCCAAAGGCGAATGGATGAACAGCTAAAGATTCTGGATCAATTTGTATCGCAAGAGGAAAAAACGCTGAACATAAATTACAGAAATATTGAGACGGCAGAGCGCCGTCGAACCGAAGACCTGTTGGAGGAATTGCGCGAGCGTGTCACTGGCACTGATCAAGCATCCCAAGACTATCTCAAGAGCGAACGTCGGGCCATAGAGGATGCTTCCCAGTTAAGGATGGACGCAATTAACGAAAGGAAAGATCAAGAATTGCAAAAAGTCAGAGACATGGCCGATGAAGAAAAGAAATTACACGAAGAAAGCGCGGCGGCATTCAAGCAAGCCGAGCAAGAAAAACTAGACAGCAAGAAAAAGCAAATAGAATCATCGTTCACAGAAGAGCGAGCGTTATACGATGGCCAGCAAAAGGTTCTAAAGATTCAACAAGACGAAGCCGCTAGGAAGTCGGGCGAAAGTGCAGGGCTGCTACTGGCCAGAAACATGATAACCAACGCAGAACCCACGATAATTGCGATGCTCGATAAGATCAAAAGCCTGCCCAAGGAGTTGCAGCTGCCTACGTTTACCGACTTCTTTGGCGATGAGGCTAGGGGTCTATATCCGATGATTAACAATACGCAGAAGCTTGCAGAAATGCTAAAAGTCGCCAGCGACCAAGCCAAGAACATGGAATCGGTTACGGCTGAGGCTGGCATTATGATGGAAACCACTGCAGCGCAAATGCTGCTAGCAAGAAACAACGTAGAGTCTCTGCAGATTGAAATAGGCAATCAACTGTTACCCTTGATCAAAGAGCTAATTCCTGGGTTTGTTGGAGTAGTTCAAGCAATCTCAGGCTTTGCCGAAGCCAATCCACTGCTCACGCAAATGGCCATTGGGGTTGGCGCGATTGGCGCTGCGGCGATCATTGCCCTGCCCGTCGTGGCTGGGCTGGTGATGTCGATCCAGACCATCGCAGGACTTGGCCTCGGCGCCACCTTTGCCGGCTGGGCTGGGGCCTTACCTGCAGTGGTGGCAGGTCTTACGGGCATCGCCGGCACTATCGCCTCAGTAGCAACCGGCCTAGCCGCCCTGGTGGCCGGGTTCGTCTCCGCCCCTGTCTTGATCGGCGCGGCTGCCGTCGCTACGGCCGTTGCGATTTTCAGCTTCCGCGACCAGATTGCCGATGCTTTCCGGGGGCTGTTCGATCTGATCGCCAACCCAACTACCGGGTTCATCGCAATGATCGGCGGTGGCTGGAACATAATGATGGACGGCATCAGCAGCTACGTCGGCAACATCCTGCCGAACATCACCGAAAACTGGACCGCCTTCATTGACACGATCATCGGCCCAGAGAATGGCCTGCTCGCCCGTTTGGGGCAGACCTGGAACAGCGCCATGGATTCGATGCGCGACTATGCGGTGGGGCTGGTGCGGCCCATCACCGATGCCTGGGAATCCATCATTGGCACGGTGCGGGGGGTGATCAATGGAGCTCTGAGCCTGGCCGGCCGCGCCGTCAACAGCTTTATCGATCAGATCAACCGCCTCATTCAGGCTGCCAATTCAGTGAGCGCGGCTGTGCGTGGCCCGCAGCTGGGGATGATTCAGCCCGTCGAGGTGCCGCAGTTTGCCGTAGGCGGCCGGGTGGATCGGCCAACGCTGATCATGGCCGGCGAAGCAGGCCCTGAATACATCGTGCCTCAGCGGAAAGTTCCGCAGTTCATCCAGGCGCAGATGGGGGATCAAAGCCTTGGCATCCGCCAGGGTGGCAGCGGCTCCAGAGGAGCAGCCAGCAGCAGCTTTACCGCTGAGTTCAAACTCAACCATACCGGCCCGGTCTACCGGCTTCCCGATAACACCGACGCCATAACCCTGGCAGACGCCGAGGCCATCACCGCCAGAGCACTGGAGGACTACGAAACCTACCGGGTGAGCATTGATGGCCGCCGTGCGATAGGGATTGCCTGATGGCGGACTACGGCCCCCGCGTCTACACCCAGACACTGAAATGGATGGACAGCAGCGGCAACGCAAAGGCCCGCTGGCACCGTCTCGATGGGATCAACAACAGCCCCTTCACTTCCTTTGATGCCGGCGATGGCGACGGGCTGCAGTCCTGGGAGTTTCAGGAGTTCTACTGCCCAGGGTTTGACTCAGGCTTAACGACCGGATCGGTTGAGATCGTGTGCGCCTATTCTCCCGCTGTCATGGCCCTGGCGCTTCAGGCAAACGCCAATCAATGGCTGATTGAGGTGACTCAGTTCGAGGTTGTCCTGGGCGGGCTCAGCAGGGTTGATTCGGTCCTGGCGGGCAGCATCACCGCCAGCGGCCCTCTCACCGGCATCACGATCACCGGCACCATCTCGCCGCCCCCGGTTGCCGTGACCTTCCCGCCAATCACGCTCACGCAAGAATTGATCGGTACGCCCTGCGTGTTGGATTTTTCGACATGATTGCATTCAAGTCCAGTAGCCCAGGCGGCAGCAGATACGGGAAGGCGTCAGTCCCTGTAGGCAAGAGCGGGGCCGTGGCCCTTGGCGGCTCGGCCCGGCCCGGGGCCATCAATGGCGCCGAGGCCAACAGCTCTTGGAATTCCAACCAGCAAGCGATGACTTTGCTGGAGAGGGCCCCGATTGTTTGGTGTCGGCGCGTTGGTGATAGCTGCGGCAGCCCCTCGAATGATGCCGTTGGCGGGGTCTTGGTGTCACCAAAGGCCACGGCATGTCGGTTTGACACCCCATTGTTGGAGGGCCAGCCCGTGGCCAATGCCGTCGCGGCCAAGTATCGCTTAGTCGTCTCCCAGGGCAAGCTTGGCGGGATCTCGGTCAACGGTGTTTTCCAGGGTCGCTGCAGGGTTGGGCAGTTCAGCCAGTCCTATGGCCCGAAAACTGCTGGCACTTGGACACCCGGCAATTTTCTGGTTGCTGTTTATTCGGGCTCTCAGTTAATTGCCAACAAAGTAGATGCACCGACACAATGCGGAACGGTTGGCACGCATAAAGATCTGACAACTGTTTCGTTTAGCGTTACATACTTTAACGGCTTTGATGTTGCCGGTGTTGGCCTGCCAGACCGTGGCTTCTGGAAGCGACAAATCCATTTATTCATCCGCAATGGAGTCGAAACGACTAGGCTGCTGGACAATACTTACGGCAGTTCTAACAACTTAGCTGATCTTTATTTATACTTACTAAACAATGACGGACGCACAGCAGAGGTTCAGATTGATCCGGAGTCACTGACCGCAGCGGCTCGGTTTATGGACGTTAATGGGCTCTACTGGAATGGGGTGCTATCGGAGCCGACCAGCATAAGCGACTGGATGAGTAAGGTCGGGCCTTATTTCATGGTGCGTGAAACCAAAATCGCTGGGCGCTATGGCCTGCGGCCGTTGCTGCCGGTTACGCCATCTGGGGCTATTGACACTGAGCCGCTGCGGCCGAAATGGGTGTTTGACGGCAAGGCAATTGTTGATGGTAGCTACACCTGGCAGACGGCAAGCGCTGATGCCAAGAGGCCTTATAGGGCCGTGGCGGCATGGCGCCAACAGGGGGCAGAAGGATTGTCGAGAATGACCCGAACCACAGAGGTAGCCTATAGCGACACTCCAGACACCGCGAAGACAGAAGAGCACGACCTGTATCAGTTTGCAACATCAGAATTGCACGTTGTCAGGGCGATGCGATTTGCCCAGGCCAAACGGCGATACATCACCCACTCGGCAACGGTGGCAATCAGAGCGGGCTTTTGGAATTCAACCTTAGGGGAAGGTGAGTTAATTCAACTGCAGCAAGACCGCGAGGACGTGGATGGGGTGAGCAGCCCCATGGTCGAGCTCTACTGGATCGTCAGCGCCAACACCGGCCGCGAGGGCACCCTGACCCTGCAGCTAGAGCACTGCCCGACCGATGGCTTGGGCCGGTCCCTGGTGGCCCGGGACGTGGCAGCGGTGCAGATTGACGGAACGATCCTGTTGACTGGCGACACCGCCCCCAACTGTGACGCTGACCCCAGCAGGGCCACTGATTGCAGCATCCCAGCGCCCGATGAAGAGAGTTGGACTAGCGAGGAGGTTTGGTTTTACGGGCGCTACGGCCGGCGGCCGCTACCCGGCGAATATGTGGGCGGTGGATTCTCTAGCCGCAGCCCCGGTAGTGGTGGCCCCGGCGACGGTGGCGGCGGCGGTGGTGGTGGCGGTGGTGGCGGGCCTACTGCCCCCCTGCCTCCCACTGGCCCCGTCGATCCTCCTGGAATCCCATCCTGGCCCGGTACCCCCGATGGCCCGGCAGACCCCCCGTTACCGCCAAAGCCTCCGCAGAATTACACGAAATATGTGTTGCTTTTGGGATTTGTCAAAATCGAAGAGCCGAATAAGGGCGCAGTTGAAATTGTGCAAGTTGATGTTCCCATTGAACTAGGTCAAACTGCATATATCCATGGCAGCTCTGACAACTCTTTTACTTATGTTCAAAAAGTTAACGCAGACGGCACATTCGCAGCTCTGTCAAATTATCAACATTTGAGAGACGGGACTTTTATGGGAAACTGGGGCTGGGAATGGAAAACCCGCTCACTAGGCCCCGTCTGAAATGGCCAACTTCCCGGCACTTCGCCCCGCTACCGTCCAGATCACTCCCGGCGCGGTGCCTACCACCCTGACAGCGGGCTATGACGGCAGCACAACAACCAGCACAGCCGACCTGGTGCCGACCGGTGACGTGCTCGATCTGACATTTGAGGGGATCACCGAGACCGAAGCCCGCAGCGTGCCCGATCACCAGCAGTCCCAACGGGGCCAATCGTTTCTGTTCAGCTCCACCACCCTGGCTGCATCGCGGACCCCGCCAGGGTTTCAGTGGGCCTACGCCCAACCGGTCAGCCAGGACGATATTCGAGCGGTTGAGGGGACTGAGTTCTACCGGCTGGTTGTCCGGTTTGTTGGCGTTTGGATTCGACGCGCCTCAACCCCATCCGCATCTACCCGAATCGAGCTGAGAACCACAGCGGCCAAGGCCTTGCCGGCAGGCACCCCTTTAGCATCCACGGCCCTGCGGTTGACAACATTTGCGGCGGGGATGGCCACCGGCACGCCGTCCCAGTTAGCATTTCTCCTATTGAAAACCACCCCAGCAAACGTCAGGGTTCCGACCGGTGAAGATTTTTATTGGCCTGAAACTTTGCTGCTGTGTGGATTTAATGGAACCAATGGATCGCAGACATTTGTAGACGAAGGCCCTCTAGGGCTAACGCTTTCGGCGGTAGGCAATGCGGAAATATCAACTGAGCAATCAGTGTTTGGCGGTAGCTCGCTTAAACTTACACAACCAGATCAAACCAGCCCCGCTAGCGCGGTTCAATTGCCGACAGATTCTAGGCTGGTAATACCAGGTGAATTTACGCTTGACCTTCGCATCAGAATGCTTAGCTCAAAAAACAATACGATCCTAGCCAAAAATAACCCTGAAAACTTTGTTGGCATAGATACAAGCCAAAACAATATATATATGCTTTACTCTAGCGGCCAAGCCTACCAAGCATACTCTCCACCGATTAATACATGGCTAGCGTTAAGATACACCAGAAAGCTAAACCCCAGCGCCACAGCATGGATTTACTATTATTTTGCCAACGGTGAGTTGTTGATGGCTAGAGACTCACAGCCTCTGGTAAATTTGGATTTTTCCGGCGCACGAATTGGTTGGCGTGAATCTGCGGGAGCCCACGCTTATATTGACGAGCTGCGGTTATCGGCAATTTGCAGGGGAACCACGGCCTACACCGTGGACGCCGCACCATTTCCCCGGACATAGCTGGCGGCACTGGGTCGGCTCACACCGCCCGTAGCTCAACCCCAGTGACCTGCCACAGCCCCCCAGGCAGCAAGGCCCAGGATGGCGCCGACGCATATCGCCATCGAACCGGGACCGGCGGTATGGCACGCCCCACCCAAACCGCAGAGGGCAGCTCCCAGGATGCCAATAGCCCAACGATCCTGAAGTGCTCCTCAAAGTCGTCGAACTGCGCGGGGGTGAACACCGGCAACGGCAAGCTCACGGTCTGGCCAGCCAAGGTGCCGCTCAACAAAAACCGCCGGTCAAGTTCGGCGGCAATATTGAAATCTCCTAGCGTATGCGGCCTCCCGATCGGCAAGCAAGATTCAGGGAAATTCATTAAACGTAAACCCCGGCGATATCAAAGAGATTGGCATTAATTGGATAAGCAGCACCCGTGGCAGGGTAGACTATTCCCCAATCTACAATCATCAAAACCCTGTCGGCGGTAGCAGCCCCGCCAAGCCTTTGATAGTAAACCACATATCTAGGTGAAACTGTAACGCCCGTAAGGATAATTTGATTGGCCTGCACTATGGTTTTGTCGGCAGCATCGTCGCGGGTGATCGTCAACGGGGCAGCCACGCCACCAGCGGTGTAGCCAGTGCCAGTCACCTCGCTGGTGAGATCCGACCGGAACGAATGGGCGGCGCTAGGGGTGTAGCCAGTGCCTAGCAGCATGGCGTAGTAGTTGCCAGCGCTCAGGTTTATGGTTTTGTTTATAATCGCATTAACTGTTGCGTGGGGAATTATGATAGTGCCGCTGCCTACCTGTGCGGTTTCAATTTTTGCTTCTTCGATCCTGAATAATCCGCCAGTGCTGCTTTGTGCGCTGCCGATGTTGTTGTATCCCAGTACAGTCTGCTCGGAGGGGGTTGCTGAAGGCCGATAGTAATACAGAATCCCACTGGCGCCCGTGATATTGGCATTCCATGTAACTGGAGCGATAGTTAGGGCATTGATCCCAGTGGTAGTGTTCATTGAGTTGGCAAGCGTTACCGGTTTTCCGCCTGCTGAATAGCCGGTAACTGGGGTAATCTCACCGCTACCAATTGCGGCCATAGTATCGTGGGTGTCCCTATTAAATACAAAACTGGAAGTCATTAGCTGACCGTAAAATGTGCCGGTCAGCGGCATGTCGGTAGTGGCCAGGCTGTATTGGGCCCGGTTGCTGAGGATGAAGACAGGCATTAGGCGCGGCTAGATTGTTGCCACTATGCTACCGGGCCTGGCAGGGTGTAGTTCCCGTCGAAGCGAGGCCCTAGATAAATGTCGCCAGGGCGAGGGCGGAATCTACGGCTCAGATCAATCACAACGTTGGGGCTACGAAGATCCACTCCGTACAGCCGTGCCAGCTTGGGGCTGTTGATGAAATGCTCTTGCCCGTCGTTGGCGCTGGTCACGTAGCCAGGGCACAACACATAGCGGGTTTGGGGGTCGTTCATTCGTCCTCTGTCAGTGGGTTGGATGGATCCATGCAGCGATTGCAACCCACCCTGCCGGAGCAGTCGCACAGCCCCTCGATATGCGGAAGGTGGGACCAGGCAGCGATGAGGTGGGTGGTGGGTTGCTGGGCGCGGTGACGATGGATCAACTCCCACAGCGGCCCAGGGCGGGGATCCTGGTGGAGGGTGCCATCGATGACAACCTCCCAGCAGCCGCTGCCCCTAGCATCGGTTCCAACCCGCAACTGAGGCTCGCACGTCATGGCACCACAGCCCTGGATGATTCCACAGCTGAGCCTAGAGGCCGAGTCGGACCTACAGCGCATGAGGGAATTGTTGCAAACCATGAGCCGTGATGAGCTATTGGGGCAGGCAGACATTCTTCTGAATCAAGTAGTAAATAAAGCGGCCGTCATCAGCCAGGCAATCCGCCACATTTCCGAGCTGGAGGCCCAGGAGGCGGTACGGGACCCAGCGCCGGGGCCAATACCTCAGGGCTGGGGGCAGGGTGCTGGGGGGATTGGAGTAGGGTCACACCACCGGGCCCACGCGCCTGATCTCCCAGTAGGCGCCAGTGCCTGCCTGCAACTTGGCCTCGACCAATCCGTGTTTCATCAGCGCGGAAATGCGGCGGCTGACTGCGGATTGCGTGCAGCTCCAGCGGGCTTTCAGCTCTGCCGTGGTTAGCAACGGGGTCAGGCCGGCCCGGATGCGTGGCCCCAGCCAGTCGGCCAGCTCCAGGCAATCGAGCAGGGCGCTATCGGGCACCCAGGCACGCCGAATCAGCAGGGCATGCACCAGGTCGGCGCGGTCGCCAAGGTCTGGGGCTGTCGTCACGCCGGCCCCACGCGATGCACTTCCCAGTAGGCGTTGCGGCCGGAGTGGTAGGTGCTATCGACCAGCCGCTCAAACCGCAGGGTATCCATCCGGCGGATTGCCTCCCAGTTGGAGCAGCGCCAAAGAGAGTGCAGCTTGGCCAAGGTGATCGGCTGGGAGACGATGTCGGGATGAAGTTTCTCCAGCTCTGCGGCCAGGGACAGGCAGTCCAGCAGGGTGTCAGGGGCAACCGTGCCCCGGCGGGCGAGGGTAGCGCGTAGAAGGTCGATCATTTGGTGGCCTCGATGAAATTTGCAATGATGTTGCGGCAGGTCTGTGCGACCAGGTCCCGGTGCTGCTCGGCGTCAATGCGGACCCAATCCCGTTGCATGGCCAGCTCCAGGAACCCATCAACTACGCGGGCCATGAACTCTTCCCTCTCCCCCTCGATGCGATCGGCCAGTCGGTCACCACGGCGGCGGCGAGACTCGGCGAGGGACACATCAAGCCAGAGGGTCAGGCCAGGCTTCAGATCGCCGGTTGCGATGGACTCCAGGGCGTAGATCGCCTCGAGGTCCAGCCCCCTGCCATACCCCTGATAGGCGGCACTGGACCCGGTGAAGCGGTCGCACAGAACCCAGTGGCCGGCATCAAGCGCCGGGCGGATCACCTCGGCAACGTGCTGGGCGCGGTCGGCTGCGTAGAGAAGCAGCTCGGTTATGGGCTCAGGTTGCACGGCATCGGGAGGGTGCAGCAGCAGCTCTCGCAATGCCTGGCCCAGGGCCGTGCCGCCAGGTTCACGGGTCGCCACCAATTGAGCGCCTGGGGGCATTAGGCCGCTGTGGGGCAGCCATTCGCGCAGGGCCTGAAGCTGGGTGGTTTTGCCGCAGCCGTCGATGCCCTCCAAAACAATGAAAACGCCTTTGGTCATGGCGCCTCCTCCGCGTCGGCTTGCTCCCACTTCGCCAAGTACTCCGGCAGCGGCGGCAGCGGGCCGGTCATGCCGGATTGAGTCCACGCATTCACGTCAGGCAGGACACCACGAAAAGCGCCCCAGCGTTCCACCCTTTGCAGCGCTTCCCTGGCTGTTGCCAGTTTTGTCAGTTGCTCGGATTGCAGGACGATGAGCCTGCGCGTCTCCAGGTTGATCTGCGCCCCGAGAACGGCTTGTTCTTTCAAGCGTTGATTCTCCACCTCAAGCCGGCGGATCGTCCGCCAGGGGTTGAACAGGTTGGCGAGGGTGTGAAGGGTTGGGGTCATGGTGTTGGGTGTTGGGTTATTCATCGGTCCACAGATCAGCCAGCACAATCCCGGCATCCTGCGGCACGTCCTCCGGCGACCACCAGGCGGCGCCAACCGGGGCCCGTCCATCCATGGTGGGACGGCGGCGCAGGGCCCAGGCGGTGAATTCAGGGCCAATGCTGCCAGGGTCGGTCTGCCCCGCCAGGGCCCGTGCCTTGCCTCTGGTCAGGGCGAACACGTAGCCGACGTAATCTTCCCCATCCCGGGGGCGGGCCTGGAAGCAGAGGGCCGGGGTCATGGTTTCCTGTATTCAGAAAGTGATCTAGTCAGTTCCATGGATGCGCGGCGTACCGCACCGGATGGGGCGCTACCTGTCATGTCACAACCGCCTGCTTCCCAGTACGCAAGCAGCAATTCGCTGCGGTCCATAAACTCTCTGGCCGCTTTCATTGCGGCCCTGAGTTTTT